GTCGTACGCTATACACCACAGAGAAATAATATCCTCTGGTGTATAATCGCCACTGGCCTCACACAACTCGATAATGATTCTAAATGCTTCCATAACCAAAATGGGGGGCATTCGCTTGTCGTAGGCTTTATAATCACCAGCAACAATACGATCCTCACCAAATTTGGTAATGACACCAAACATATCACCCCATTCAGAAGATTGAGCAACAACACCAATACCGCACTCGAAAGTGTACTTGAAATTTTGCATCAACCTAATGAAACCTAGCGTGTACTGTCGAGTAACAACGCTAAAATCCATAGGGGCACCACAGAATACTCGAGTCTTTCCCATGGCAGCTTTCTTAGCAGAAACTGCTTCGTCTTTGAGATGACCAGTGTACACTGGATGATAACAAGTAGCATTCGCATATCTTTCACGCACGACAGCAACCCTGTCCGCCATTTCCTTTCTCAAGGTAACGGGATTTTGCAAGTTGCGCTGTGGTTCAACGTAGTTCAAATGCATCTTCTTGGACTTGTTGTAAGGGGCTCCGGCGGAGGTCGAACGATTGATACTATCGACATAAGCTATGCCTGCAACACCGTTTATAGCGTCAAACTCATCATACACGTGCAGTAATCTCTGCAACGCACCATCCGGCAAATTTCGCTTAATGTCAGAAATGAAAGCGGAACCGCACTCACGTACAATTTGTGGATCTATATCTGTCACAGGATTAACCATGTCAAGTGCAGCAATGCGCCAAGGCTGCCAACCACTCATAACAGGAGCAACACAATCCGAAGTAATGTTGTACACCTTCTTGAGAAACCCACTAATGCGGGTGGGAGCAACATTGGTTTTCGGTTCTTGACGCCAACCAACGTAAGAGCCATGAACTGAAGCGCTTCCACCATCGATGTAATTGACAACACATTTCCTATTGAGTTCACCAATCTCTCTACGACTAGACTGAGCAGACAACTCAGGTTTACCGGCTGAAATGACTGGCATATCGAACTTACTAAGTAATTCATCAACAATGGTTCGGTCAATAACTGTAGATGCACTATAACTACTAAAATTGCGCACTGTACCAACAGAATGGATGCCTATAATGGCTTTCTTGTCGCCATTTGTAGCTAACAAGGGCATTCCACACATCCCCTTCTCAGTTGTAATATTACAATGAGATGAGGCCAAATACAAAGTGGTATCCAACTCTCCAATGTATTCATTTGTATATGTGATATGCTTCATGTCATACTTGGCAATCTGACCATTCTCTACACGATCTACATAAAAGCCAACCGAATTACCCCGAGGAGGTGCTTCTAGCAAGTAATCACGCAGATCTTTCCTGGGAGGCACTGCAATAATGCGGACAATCGCTAAGTCTCGCTTAGGGTCACGCACTATATCAGACTCGCAAATGCGAGTATCAATAGACATCGTGACTCCGCAACGGTTCTCACCAAGGCGCAACGTCAAAGTCTTAGCTCCCTGGGGTACAGAATGATTGTTAGTCAACCAAAAGCTACCGCCTAGACCCAACATACGACACACCTGAGTATGCGTATTATTGGTGATTTCAGCGTAAGCTACATTCTGCTGCAATCTCTTCTGGAGAGAGTCCAAGTCTACACATGTGCTCTTCAAAGTAGTGTCAAACTGCGTCGTTTCTACTGTGCTCGAGTTGTAAGTGTAGCCACTTCGCTCCTTTGTCATAGGTATAACATTGCCTTGCGGCTCAGTAAAATCAGAGAAATATTTCACTAACATACCGGCGGTAATCAACGCACTTACGACAATAAAGAGTTTGGGGACCTTAAGAACTCTATCCTGAACACGCTCGCCCAAAAGGGCAAAAGATGCGCGCGTTCTACCTGTCCAAGTGTAGTATCGGTATAGAAAATACGCTTTGATGGAACTCCAAAGACCACCAAGGTACATTTCTAAACCGCGCCTAACTAACTCGGGCACGTGGGGTCGTGAAATGAAAGTAACAAGGGAACCAAGAATGGC